AGAAACATATACAGAAATAGAAGTGTGAGGTAATAATGGCAAGTACATATACATCAAATACTGGCATAGAAAAAATAGGTTCTGGAGAACAGGCAGGTACTTGGGGTAACACCACAAATAATAACCTTGATATAATAGACAGAGCTTTAAATGGATCTGTAACACTAACAATTACGGGCAATACAACACTTACAACAAGTGATGGCACTTTATCTAATGGTCAGTTTAAAATTATTATATTATCAGGATCTCCATCGGGAGCTTTTAATTTAACAATAGATCCTAACGATCAGCAAAAATGGTATTTTATTAAGAATGACAGTGGTCAAACAGCCACAGTAAAACAAGGTGGTGGTAGCGGTAGCACAGTTGCAGTTGCCACAGGATTGACTGCTATATTGTTTGCAGATGGCACAGGCGCAAATGCTAATGTAACCTCTATTGCACCAACAGATTTAGTTGCAGATCCGACCCCCCAGCTTGGAGGAGACTTAGACACCAATGGAAATGCTATATTATTTGGTTCTAGTAAATGGGCAATATCATTAGATACTGGTGATAATGAATTATTATTTAAATATAATGGTACAACAGTTTTTAAATTAGGATCTAATGGTGCGGTAACATCAGCTAATAATGTAACAGCGTTTGGAACAAGTTTATAATGACATTACAATCAAGTGGTGCAATATCATTATCAGATATAAGAGATGAGTATAATAATGGCTCATCTGCACCTATTGTTTTAAATGATTACTATAGAGGTGGATCTTTAGTTAGAGCAAACGCATCTAACAATACAGCAACTAATTTATCGGCAGATGTGCCAACAAGTGCAAACAGTAGCCCATTATCTATTGATGATTTTTATGGACAGAAAAGAGCATTTAGAAAAACGTATTCATCTACTGCAACGGATCAAAGTGGCGTTGGTGTTTTTGGTGATGACTTTGCAGTTGATTACCCAAAAGAAATAGTTATAAATTCATCACAAACTGTAGGTGCTACTAGCACTTCTGCTCCTGCATTAAAAATAGATAGCACTGGGGCAGGCACAATAACCATAACTAACAATGGTAGTATAGAAGGCGCAGGTGGAGCGGCAGGATCAGCAGGTGGTAATGCTTTGCAAGTTGATGGCAGTGTTGCAGTCACACTAGTTAATAATGGTACGATTAAAGCTGGGGGTGGCGGTGGTGGTGCTGGAGGCGATGGTGGTAAAGGTGTTTATACTGCAAATGCTACATTTTCAAGTTTAGTGGATCAAGGTGGTGGAGGAACATCTACTCCAGCAAACAACTCTCCAAGTTGGTTTACTACTTATGGTGCTTCTGGAAATGATTTAGATGGTAAAGGTGTTGTTTCAGATAGACTTTGGGGTGGTATTGGAGCGCAATTTAATCGTGGTATTAATCCATCACAGTTTGATTTAAATTCTTTAGGCGGTGCAGGAACAGGTCTTTCTGGTAACTGTGCCAATAGAGGCCCTATCTATTTTTCTGCACAAACAAATACCACTGGTGTTTATACTGTTTCTGCTAGTATTAGTTCTCAATATGGTAGTGGTTATGGAACGCCAACAATTTCTGTAAGCACAAGCACATCAAGTGCTGGTACTCAAGTTTCAAACAGTGGCACAGCAGGTATTACAGCATCAACAACTACATATTTTACTGTTTATGGAACCACGGCTCATCAAGGAACGACAGCACCAAACTTTTATTATAATTCGTTGAGTGGTTCTGTCTCTGGTACTTGTCTAGCAACACAAGCTGGTGGATCTGGTGGTGCAGGTGGTGTAGGACAAGGTTATAATCAATCGGCTGGATCTGGTTCAAGTGGTGCAGGTGGTTCTAACAATTCTGGTAATGGTGGAGCAGGAGGTGCTGGTGGAGCATTTGGTGCATCGGGGTCAACTGGATCAACAGGTGAAAATGGCGCTGGGTCATCGGTCAGCTTTCCAGCTACTGCACCAACAAATGGATCTAGTGGCAGTTCTGGCGGAGCTTCTGGTAAATCAATACAAGGTGTTAGTAATGTAACATCAAGTGGTAGTGGGTCATTAACTGGAGGTACAGCGTAATGCCTTTAAATAAAATAGTATTTAAATCAGGTATTGTATCAGACATTACACCTTATAGTAATGAGGGTGGTTTTGTTGATGGTGATAAAATAAGATTTAGATTAGGTTCTCCAGAAAAGATAGGTGGTTGGGAAAAGTTTAGTCCTAATACATATCTAGGTAGTGCTAGAAGACTGCATAACTGGGTTGCATTAGATGGCTCTGATTTTATGGGTATTGGCACACACTTAAAATATTATATAGAAGAGGGTCAAACATTTAGTGATATTACCCCTATAAGAAGCACAACATCTGCTGGTGATGTAACATTTGCAGCGACTAATGGCTCCACTACAATAACTGTTACAGATCCTGCTCATGGTGCAAATGAAAATGACTTTGTTACATTTTCTGGTGCTGTTAGTTTAGGTGGTGTGATAACAGCTACGATATTAAATGCAGAGTTTCAGATAACATCATTAATAAGCTCTAATGCTTATACAATAACATCTAGTGTTGCAGCAAACTCATCTGACACAGGTAATGGTGGTGGCAGTATAGTTGGTACATATCAGTTAAATGTCGGATTAGATGTAACGGTTGGTGGCACAGGATGGGGTGCAGGACAGTGGAGTGGAACAACATCTGGCGCTTTAGCAACACAGTTAAATGAAGCATTAGACGCAAGTGAAACTGATGTAGATGTTGACGATGAAACAGGTATGAATACTGCTAATGATGTAATACTTATAGAAGAAGAGCTTATGCTTGTATCAGCAACTGCTGATGATAATACTATGACTGTTACTCGTGGACATAGTGGCACATCTCCAGCAACGCATGCAGATAATACACTTGTAAGATTAGCAGTTGGCAATGCAGATTCTGCTAATGATTTTGTTGGCTGGGGTAATGCCGCATCGGTTACAACACCGGGTGCGCAAATTAGAACATGGTCACATGATAACTTTGGTGAAGATTTAATAATAAATCCTAGAGATGATGGTTTGTTTTATTGGGATAAAACTACTGGACTTGGTAATAGAGCAGTAGAGCTTAGTGCTACAAGTACATTTTCAGGAGAAACAAGTGTCCCAACAATAGCTAAACAAGTTCTTGTATCAGACCAAGACCGACATGTTATTGTTTTTGGTTGTGACGGACTAGGCGCAACACCAACAGCAACACAGGGTGACGGAGTGCAAGATCCATTATTAGTTAGATTCTCATCACAGGAAAACCCTGTTGATTTTTTTCCAACAACAACTAATACAGCAGGTGATCTTAGATTAGGTGGAGGGTCTACCTTTGTACAAGCTGTAGAAACAAAAGAACAGATACTAGTTTTTACAAATAAAACCTTACATGCCATGAGATTTATAGGTCCTCCTTTTACATTTGGTATTAAAGAGTTATCTAAAAATATCACAATAATGAGTCCTGCATCTGCCATAGCTGTTGACGATAGTGTTTATTGGATGGGTGTTGATACATTTTATTTATATAATGGGCAAACCCAACAGTTGCCATGTACTGTAAAAGACAAGGTGTTTCTTGATTTAAATGTCGAAGAAAGAAACAAAGTGCATGTTGGTGCTAATACAGAGTTTAGTGAGATATGGTGGTTTTATCCTAGCGCAAGTAGTACAGAAATAGATAAATATGTGATTTATAATTACTTAGAAAACATTTGGTATTTTGGTACACTTGTTAGACAGGCATGGCTTGATAGAGGCATAAGGTCACTGCCAATAGCTACAGGTGGTCAATATTTATTTAATCATGAAACTGGATTTGACGATGATGGTAGTGCTATGACAGCATTTGTTGAGTCTGCGCCAATGGCTTTGAGTGGAGCAGAAAGGTTTTCATCTATAAATAGAATAGTACCAGATATTAGTTTTGCAGGGTCTACATCAATTAATCCACAAGTTGATTTTACAATAAAGGCCAGAACACACTCAGGATCTGGTTTTACGCAGACAGATGACAGCAACACATCGCAAAGAACATCAACTAATCCTGTGGAAGTTTATACAGAAAAGCTAGATGTTAGAGTTAGAGGCAGAACATTTGCTATGCGTGTTGAGGCAACAGAGGTAGGCACAGCTTTTAAATTAGGATCACCTCAAGTAAATATTGTGCAAGATGGAAGAAGATAATGTTAGTTACAAGCATACCTCAATATGTACAAGGACTGACTAATGCTAAAGCAGATCTAACTACAACAGATAACACAATATTATATACAGCACCAAGTAATGCTGATTTTAATGCATCAGTTATTAATTCAATAATTGTACATGATGATAGCAATAATGGGGATACGTTAACTGTTACGATAACAGACGCATCATCAAATGTGTTTCAGATATTCGAGAAAAGCGTATCTGGCCATGCCACAGAAGAATTGTTAACAATAGATTTAATATTACAAGAGGGAGAAGTATTAAAAGTACAAGCTACTAGAGCAAAT